GAGTTCTACGCCGGTAAGAAAGAGAAACGCAAGAGCGTGGACGAGATCGATCTTGCCGACGTGAAGAAGGGGGCCTATACAAACTGTCTCAACAGGGGCATAAAGGCGATCCTTCCCGGACTGCGCAACTTGGACGCCGCCTCGCTTGAGGCATGCGGCGTTCCGGTCGGCGGTTCGAGCGGCTATACCTTCAAGACCGGCTCGAAGGGCGGGAACACCGGCAAGGCCGAGGACAGCGGTGTGTGCTGCGAGGCCTGCGGCGCGAAAATCTCCCAGAAGGTGGCGAGCTACGCGCAGGGCAAATACGGCCACATGCTGTGCATGGCGTGCCAGAAGAAGGCCGACCGCGGCGAGCTCGACCTCGACGCGCTGGACGATGAACCCGAGGAAGGCCCGCCGCCCTACGGTGACGGCGACGATCCGTATGAAGGGAGGCGCTGATCATGCTGACAGCTGAATACATATCCGGGAAGGTCTCGGATTTCGTGAAGAGCGAGATCAAGGTCTATCCCTGCAACAACCTCCGCGCCTCCAACATCGGCCATCCCTGCCCGCGGTATCTGTATCTGCTCATCAACAACTGGGAGGAGCAGGTCCCGCATGACGAGGGCCTGCAGAACATCTTTGACCTCGGCAACTCCATCGAGGAGTATGCCATCAAGAAGCTGCGCGACGCGGGGCTTGAGATCATCACTCCGACGCAGCGCAGCTGGAAGGTCGAGAACCCGCTGATCACCGGACGCGAGGACATCCGCATCAAGGATCCGGAGGACGGGCAGCTGTACCCCGGCGAGATCAAGGGCCTTTCCCCGTTCGAGTGGGACAAGCTCAACAGCGTGGAGGACTTCTACAACTCCAAACGCTACTACGTGCGAGCTTACCCTTCACAGCTCCTTACATACTGCTGGAAGTTTGAGAAGGAGAAGGGCTTCTTCATTCTCGTAAATAAACTGACCGGCGCGCTGAAGATCATCGAGGTGCCCTTCGACTGGGCGCGCGCCGACGCGCTGCTGAAAAAGGCCGAGGGCATCTATGCCGCGCTCGCGGACAAGACCGGAAAGACGATCCCGGAGGCATGCGACGATATCTCCGTGTGCGAGAAGTGCCAGATGCGCCACCTCTGCACGGCGTCGCATGAGCTGCCCGAGACTCAGATCGACGACGGCGAACTGGAAGAGGCCATCGACCGCAAGAACGAGCTGGCCCCGGCCTACCGTGAATACGGCGAGGTCAACGACAAGATCAAGAAGCTCGTTGGCGAGCGCGAGAAGGTCATCAGCGGGAAGTACATCGTAACGGCAAAGATCGTCAACATCGCCGAGCATACCGTGGCGGCCCAGCAGCAGCGCCGCCTCTCCGTAAAAAGACTGTGACAAGCAAGCGGACGAAGGCACTGGCGATCCCGGATGAGGTCAAGCGTGCCGTGTGGGACCGGGACGGGGGTCGCTGCGTATGCTGCGGCTCCCGGATGGCCTCGCCGAACGCGCATTATATCGCCCGGTCACAGGGCGGGCTCGGCATCGAGCAGAATGTGCTGACGCTCTGCGCGGATTGCCACCGGAAATATGACCAAAGCGTCAAGAGAAAAGAGCTGCGTGCGTTCTTCCGTGGGTACCTGAAAAAGATGTATCCCGGATGGGATGAATCGGAGCTCATCTACAAGAGGGAGTAAGCCATTGAATTATCTCGAGTTTTTGAAAACAAAGGTCGAGGTCGCGCCTGTCTCCGGCTTTGATGTCCCCCCGGAAGAGATCAGCCCGACGCTTAAACCGCATCAAAAAGACGCGGTGCGCTGGGCGCTCCACGGGGGAAGAAGGGCGCTGTTCGAAAGCTTCGGTCTCGGCAAGACCGTGCAGGAGCTGGAATACTGCCGCCAGGTACTGCGGCATGAGGGCGGCAAGGCGCTGATCGTGCTGCCGCTGGGCGTCCGGCAGGAGTTCAAGCGGGACGCCGTACAGCTGCTGGGACAGGAAGAGCCGCGGTACATCACGAGCGCGGAGGAAGCGACGGAGGACGGCAAGATCTATCTGACAAACTATGAGCGCGTGCGGGACGGGGACATTGATCCCTCACTCTTCGCGGCCTGCGTCCTCGACGAGGCGGCGGTGCTGCGCTCCTTTGGCAGCAAGACCTATCAGACGTTCCTGCCAAAGTTCCGCGGCGTGAAATATAAGCTTGTCGCTACGGCGACGCCGGCGCCGAACAGACTTAAAGAGCTGATCCACTATGCCGGCTTTCTGGAGGTCATGGACACGGGGCAGGCGCTGACTCGCTTTTTCCAGCGAGACAGTACGAAGGCGAACAACCTGACGCTGTATCCGCACAAGGTAGAAGAGTTCTGGCTTTGGGTATCATCCTGGGCGCTGCTGATCTCGACGCCGTCCGATCTCGGATACGACGATGAAGGATATGCGCTTCCGCCGATGGAGATCCGTCCGCACATGATCAGCATGGGCTATGAAGGTGTGACCGATAAGGATGGCCAGTTCAAGATGATGAACGATGCCGCGACAAGCTTAATGGAGGCAAGCCATGAAAAAAAGGATAGCATATCGGCCCGTTGCGCGCTGGCCAAAGAGATCGTCGACAGCGACCCGGAGGCGCACTTTGTCCTCTGGCACGACCTCGAAGCCGAGCGTCACGAGCTCAAACGCATCCTCCCGGAGGCCGTGGACATATACGGATCTATGGACTACGACGAGCGAGAGCGGCGCGTGATCGATTTCTCCGAGGGACGGACGCGGCTATTTGCCACAAAGAAAAGCCTGTCCGGGTGCGGCTGCAATTTCCAGCGGCATTGTCACCGCGCGATCTTCGTCGGGATCGACTATGAATTTCATGATTTCATCCAGGCCGTGCACCGCATCTATCGCTTCTTACAGACGGAGAAGGTGATTATCGATATCATCTACACGGAAGCTGAGCAGCCGATCTATCAGGCTCTCATGGAGAAGTGGAAGCTCCACAACGAACAGCAGGAACGGATGCGGGAGATCGTCAAGAAATACGGTCTGAACGAAAGAGATCAGATCAAGCGCATGGAGCGCAGTATAGGAGTAGAGCACATGGAGGTAAAGGGAAATCGCTACATGGCCATTCACGGTGACTGCGTCGAGGAGACGGCTAAGATGGAGGAAAACAGCGTCGATATGATCTTGACCTCCATTCCTTTTTCCAATCATTACGAGTACACACCCAGCTATAACGACTTTGGCCACAATGAGAACACCGAGAGGTTCTTTGAACAGATGGACTTCTTGTCCCCGCAGCTGCTCCGGATCCTGCGGCCGGGAAGGGTGTTCGCCTGCCATGTCAAGGACAGAGTGCTCTTCGGGAACGCCACCGGGACGGGCATGCCGACGATGGAGCCCTTCCACGCGATGTGCATCGAGCACTACATGAAGCACGGCTTTCAGTATTTCGGCATGATCACCGTCGTCACCGACGTCGTGCGCGAGAACAATCAGACCTACCGCCTCGGCTGGACGGAGCAGTGCAAGGACGGCACGAAGATGGGCGTCGGCTGCCCCGAGTATATCCTCCTGTTCCGCAAACTGCCGACGGATTCTTCGACAGCCTATGCCGATGTCCCCGTCAGCAAGAGCAAGGAGGAATACACCCGGGCACAATGGCAGATCGACGCGCACGGCTTTTGGAGATCCAGCGGTGACAGGCTTATCACCAAGAAGGAACTGATGAACGCTCCGGTCGACCGCTTGCAAGCCATGTACCGCAAGTACAGCAGGGATACGGTGTACAGCTATGAGGATCATGTGGAGCTGGCAAAGAAGCTCGATGCTGACGGCCATCTGCCGGCGACATTTATGGTCGTCGCGCCCGGATCCTGGAGCAGCGAGGTGTGGGACGACGTCAATCGCATGCTGACGCTGAACACCTCGCAGTCCCAGCGCCGGCAGCAGATGCACGTCTGCCCGCTCCAATTCGATATCGTGGACCGGCTGATAAACCGCTACAGCAACGAGGGCGACGAGATCTTTGATCCTTTCGGCGGGATCGGCACCGTGCCGCTGCGGGCCATGAAACTCGGCAGGCGGGGACGCATGACAGAGCTGAACGAGGATTACTTCCGGGACGCGGTCGGGTACCTGCAGGCCGAAGAGGACAGGATCGAGACGCCGACGCTGTTCGATCTGTTGGAGGCGTGAGATGGGAGTTCTCCACTGGTATGAAATCCCGTGCGCTGTATGCGGCGCAGAGGAAACCAACAGCTGGGATAAGCGCATTTCTCGCGCTCTCGGATACAAACATATCGTTTGCGAGAAGTGTATCGCGAAAGAATATGACGTATCCGTGGAGGAGTTGAGGCAGACGATGGAAGGTCACTTCGGCCTTCTGCCTTGCCCGGGGCTGCCCGACTTATGAGCGAGGTCAACAAGATCAGCCGGAAGTTGCTGGCCGAAGGATGGACGAAAGATCAGACCCCGCCGGATATGCATCCGTGGAATGACTTCGACGGAGGGTGGAGCTGGAAAACAAGCGCGCGCATGAACACGGTTTTCTCCACACCTTGCGGTTTGCTCCTTCGGAGAAGGGATTTCGGTAACGGTTCAATGAGTTTCATGGGCGTTGACTGGACAGAGGAGAACAACAACTATGCTGTCCTATGCCCTTACTTCGGCCGAGGCCGCTGTGAGCTGAACGATCCGCTTCTTGAGGATCATCCTATGGGCGGTGGAAGCGGAGAGCTGCTCTACTTTTGCCCGATACATGAAACAAATGAACCTTTCGATTATGAGCGCAGCCGCGAGAAGGTATTCGACGACGGCGAGAAGGTCAAAGAAGAGAGATGGAAAGCTTTCCAGGAGACGCGCGGCGGTCGTGTATGCCGTGTTCACAGCAGATATAATCGCAGCACAGGGGAGTGGAGTTTTCGGTACGACCCTATGATGTGCTTGAGCTGCAGTTATTGCACCGTTCTCGGAAAAGAGAACAGCCCGAAAACGGCCAACGTCTTTTATGATCTCAAGATCATCAGCGTTGTCCAAGGAGAAGGAATGTTCCCGGACGAGGAGCGCGTCAGCATCACAAAGGGGTTGAAGTTCCTCGAGCACCCTCGCTCTGAGACCGTATGCGAGGCCATTTCAAAACTCTGCCGGGATGAGATCGTGCGCAAGGAAACTATGCGCCGTCACATGGACATCTTTTTCGGGCGAGTTAAGCGGGTCGAGGTCTTGAATGTCCGTGTTGAGCGGAGAGAGAGCCGCGATTTACTACAGGATCTCAGAGACGTGCAGGAAGGTATCGACGTCAAACACGCCTCAGATATGGAAGCCGCAGCCCAAGCAAAAAAGAAAGATGATCGAGCCGCCCGGCAAAAGAAACGGGAAGAGCGTCTTCGGAAAGCCGTG